TACCTTCTGCACGATATATAAAGTTGGGGCTGCTGAACTTTAGTTGGACTCCGCTTGCTATGCTTTGGGCACTACTTAGCTTAACGTAAGTACCAGAAGTCTGTACTACAGTTACATTACTAGGGATGCCTGTCCCGGAGACTACAAAACCAAGCTCTATGTTAGTATTTGTATTATTTGGAGCTAGTACGACATTAACTGAGCTATTAACTGCACCACTTACAGTCGCGAAATAATCAGTTGTAGAAGATACATATTCCCCTGCTACATAAGTAACTCCTGCTGCATAAACGGCCTTCCACATAGCGTTTGTAGAGTTTGAGGGAAAATAACTAGCGAGTACCAGAGGCTCGTCATCAAAGGTAAAATAAAAGCTATAGCCTAAACCGCTTTTGGTGTATTGATTATTTAGTGCCCAACTGCAGGCACTTTGTGTTACTGAATCCTCTGCTCCTTGATAGACCCAGGGACAGTATTTTCCTATAACTTGCCTATTTGGTACTCGTATTCCTCCGATGTCTGCGGGAGAGGCAAGTTCTAGCGAAACAAAAATAGGATTCTTAGACGCGACTCTATCAATTATAAAAGTTTCTGTATCAAACTCTACAGCGGTAACGCCACTCCCTGTATATTTCTCTAAAGTTCTTCTTCTTGTTAGCCTTTGCCCTATTAGATCGTCTAAAGTAAAGCCAGAAGCAGATACGAGTTCGTCATCTACTGTACCATCCCAAGTTCCATCTTCCATCTGAGTTTTGAAGGCACTTCCTGTTTTAAGTATACTTTCAACATTAGCAATAGTAAGGGTGGGGCGATTCATTGCACCGCCTGTTTTTTTCTCTATATCATCTAGTTCTATAGGCAAAGTAGTATAGGTATTGCCATCAAATATTATGTCTTTGTTAGCAGTAGCTGCATCCAAATCTTTAGCCGCATGAAAATACAGTACATTATTACTTCCAGTACCTATTGTCATCTCAAATAGCTCAATTAAAGGACTTGCAATTTCTAAGTCTTGGGAGTCGGATACTATTAGGTTTGTCATGGTTCATAAACTCTATTAAAGGTTGCAGTAACACTCGAGCCTAGTAACTCTGTGTATGTTTGTTGCCAAGTAGCACATACTACTTTTACTGTTTTCTCATTGGGGTTGATAAAGCTTAAAGCCGTACCTGAATTAAAAGCTTTTGCTCCGCTTAGCTCAAGAGTAGTACCAGAAATACTAACTACAGTTACGGATTGACCAAGTACAGTAGCTCCGGGAGTTATATCTAAGTTATTTGTCGAAGAAGTTAAAGATATCGTAGTAGTAGAGCCGGGAGCTCCAGTAGTGACTGCAGTGGCACTACTAGTGGAATTAGTATCTGGCAGTGTAAAATTAAAAGAAGTTACTCCTTTATTAGCGGTGAAAAAAGAAATAATATCATCTGCTGCAGCCTTCCCTCTGTTTGCGAAACCAACAGAGTAAGTCTCTGCTATGGAGTTCAGCCCATCTGCAACTCTTTGTTGATACCCATCTCCAAACTGTGCGGTTCTTACTGCAGGAGTAGAAGACCTAGATACGTTTTTATCGGGCAGAACTTTTGAACTAGTTATAGCTGGTACTGTGAAACCTAATGACATTATGCTACTCCGTACGGATTCAGTATACCACCTGATCTCTTTTGATACTGTAATTCTTCTTGCACTGCGGCAGCGACCATCTCTCCAAGCCGTTTTGATTGCTCACCGTTTGAAGAAGTCTCCTGCTTTGCACCACCCTGACCATCCATAGAAACGTTTACAGTTACCATGTTATTCTGACCAGCCTGACCCCCTAAGTCGACAGGTATAGACCTATTATTAGGAAGAGGTACTACTGCCTCTGTTCCGTGAAGTATTGCAGGATAGCCTGCGTCTCTACCAGTAGCGACCCCGCCTGAGGAGTAGTTTTTACTTTTAGCTACGCCACCGTATCGCAGTTTCTCTACTCCGTTTGACATTACTCCGCCGTCTTTCTTTCCGGTTATTCCTATAAAGTCACCAAAAGTACTGCCTCCTAAAGCAGTTTCTAAAAGCTTAACAACAAGTAGTTTTGTTATGATTTGTGCTAAAGACTTAAGAATTCCCATTGCCATGTCTTTAAAAGCTTCTTTCGCACTCTTAGTTCCTTGAACTATAGCATCAAAAGCACTTGCTAAGTTATTAGACAAGGATTCTCCTAATACATCTCCTACCTGCCCTATGGCTGTCATGTCTTTTTTAGCTTGGGCATTCCCCGCCTTCTGAACCGCAATTTTAGCCTTTGTGACTTCAATTTCGCCGTTAAGTTTTTCGATGGCGCCTGAATCTGTATTTTTAGAAAGATCAGTTTCCAGCGACGTCAGCGTCATACGTTGCTCTTGTAGCGTATTATTTAAAGTACGTAAAGCGATCAATTTCTCTTCAAAGTCTATTCGCAACTTCATCTGCGCTGCTACAATAGCAGGCGCTCTCCCGGCATCTCTTTTATCATTGCCTAAATCAATAGTATCTAATTTTACGTTTTGTTTAGCAGCTATAAGGTTTTCTAAGTCTGTTCTGAACTTGTCTATACCTCCCTGCCCTTTTAAGGCCTCATCTAAGTTTGCTACAGCATCAGTAACTAGGTTCGTACCTACCGTCATCTCGTCAAGAAGGGTTACAGTCTTCGTCATAGGCTCAAGACTCCCTAATAAATTGTATAGGTCACCCCCTCCTAAAGACTTAGTTATATTGTCTATATCATCTTTTGCTTTCTTTGTTAGGTTAACAAACTTATTTGCAAACTTCTCCTCGTCTTCTATAGCTTTAAACCCTTCGTCAAAACTTTTAAACAATGCGTCATATATAACAGGGCTGAGCTCTTTAAGATTAGGCCCTAGTTCTTTTACAATCGCATCAGTAGCTTTCTTGTATTTTACAGGGTCGAAGGTCCCGTCAACCTTTACAGAGTCCCGCTGAGCCGCTTTCACCATACTAGATATGCCTACACTGTTTATTGCGGTCATCCTCTTTAAAGAGGCCTGTACGTTAGTAACTCCCTCCTTAGTGATTCCTTCGTTGATTTTTGCAAGTTCTTTATTGACGTCTTTAGCTACATCTGTTATCTTCTCTAAAGTCTCTAAAAAGGTTGATCTATTTGTGGCCTTGTCCTCCACTCCTTGCAAAAATTTCATCCCAGATGTGTCATTAAGAGCAGTCTTCCACTTTGCAAGATTTTCCTCATTAAATACAAGAGGTACTTCAAACTCTACATCCTCCAAGCCCAGCTTACTCCGTATCCAATTATAGCCGCCCAGTAGTCCTTCAACCATACCTGTAACCAGCTGATTTATAGTCTGTAAAACTGAACCTGCCATATCGTAAATGTTATTTACAAATGTGGCAGGAGAATCCATTAAAGCTTTTAGTGATGATGTTATGGCAGTGATCACCGCGATAACGCCTCCAAACTTCATAGCAAGATTAATAGCTTTTCCGGCGAGGGCAGCTGCTCTTCCTACAACTCTCATCGCGTTAGCTCCAACTTTTCTAAAATAAATCATTGCTCTAGCAGGGCCTGTTCTTATCTTTATACCCAACTTTTTCATACCAATAGTAGCTTTTTGTGCAGCTGAAATGGTAGAACCTTCCATTTTTTCAGCAGCTTTTTCCATATCTTCAAGACTAGATATTAGATGCTCTCTTCTCTCATCAGTAAGGTTTTTATATTCGCCCGTGCCTGCTTTAGCAGATTTTATCATAGCGGACAGCTGTCTACTACTTACGTCTTCTCCGCCTTGAAGTTTTTCTAAACCTGAGCCTTTCCTCGCCTTTAACCCCTCTACGTCACCTTGTGCATCCCCCTTAGCAGACGCGTAACCAGTTTTATCAGCTTCCGCAGCTTCCTTCATTTTCTCTATTGTAGCATCTAGGGCATCTCGGTACCCGCCTAAGTCTTCCTCTGCTTGCATCATTGCTAATTCTGAATCATCTGCAAAGTCAGTAATCTTACCCGCTAAACCATCAAATCCTGGCATAGACTTAATTATACCGGCAGCTAGAATTGCAAAGAAGGCAAAAGCTACACCTGCATTATTGGATATCATACTAGCTATACTTGAAAAAGCAGGTAGAAAAAACTCTGTGATTGTCTTAGTTATATCTTCAAAAGTTTTAGCCAGCTTAGTAAAAGGGTTAGCTGCTCCTTCTACCTCCCCAAACTGATCATTTAGTTGCTTTTGTACTGCGACTAAAACCGCCTGGCTTCGTTCCTGGTCTGTTAAAGCTTTAACATTCTTGCCTATAGAGGTGGCATAGTCTGTTGTTGCCTTCTCTAGTCTTAAAGTGATACCTAGTTCGTCAAGAAGCTCGGGTTCAGCTTTTGATATACCACGTACTAGCCTGTCAAAAGAATCAGTGAAATCTCTACCTAAAGCTTTAGATACTTTAGTTGCACCTACAGCCAAGTCTTCTAACTGTGCAGAGCTAAACCCTTTCGCGGAACCAATAGCGGCTGCTTCGGCTGCTTCTTTAAAGCCTAGCATACCATTACTTGCGTCTCTCAGCCTGTTGGTAACGGATTCAAGTGCTAAACCTGTGCTTTTTGCATAGTCTCCTTGGCTTGCTTGTAGTGCACTTAAATCTGCTGCTTTCTTGAGAAAGTTAAAAGCAGCTGAAATAGCAAATACGTTTGCGGCAAGAACCGCGTAAGCAGGAACAATGCCACCACTAATACCTTGTGACATTTTTGCGAAGTTTTTAGTACCATTAGCGGAAGCCTGAGCAGCCCCCTTAAGATTACGGTCAGCAGTCCGAGCACCTTTAGCAGTCCTTTCTAAGCCTTCCCCTAGCTTTTTGGAATTCAGGGCTGCCTTTTTCGTACTGCCCTTGTCATTGACTTCTACATCAACCTGTATTTTATCTGCCATTAGCCCTGTACATTATGGGTGTAAGTTTTACCTCCACCGCTTTTACGCTCTTTTTGCTTGCGTTTTCTTTCGCTTTCCTCGAATCTACTCTTCATGACAAACATATCATATCGTTGCATAAAGAAAAATACTTCTTTTTCATCGTCTATATCATACAAGTCGAACACATAAGCTACTTCTGTCCAGTTTTTCCCCATGTAACTACCACTCATACCATCCCACTTATCAGATAGCTTGTCGTATATAAAAAATGCCAGTTGAACTTCCCCAGGAAAAACTGAGGACTCAAGTGGCATTCTATTGGGGTCTGGTTCTTCACCAAGCTGTTCACAGATTAAAAGATACTTCTCTATATCTATAGAGTCTTTCTCTTCTATATAACGCTCAAGTAACTTATCTACTTCAGTTACTTGTTCTGCGTAAAATTTTCTAAGTCACCTACCATTTCAGTTACCCAGGTGTCAAAATCTGTTGCATTTTTCATAAGCAACTGGGCATTGTCTGCTGTATAAGGTAAGCAATCATCAGGCGAGAACTGTGAAACATCAACCAAAAGAAGCTCTTCTAGGTATCGAAATTTCAAACCGTCCCATCCTTTTATAACCGCGTTACAGTACTCAACAATAAACTTTTCATCATCTAATATTTCTTCGGGCTGTCTAGATTTTTTATTCCACTTATTGCTAAGACACCTTTTTCTTAGTTTTACTAGCTCTTCTCGCGCAAGATGGCATAAATCCAAATTAAACCCCTCATACTCAGGGTAAGGAATATTTACTGTCTTACTTGGAGTCATAAGACTCTTTAGAGATACGGGTTCTTTTTTAGTGGTTGTAGCGTCAGCCATGATTATTAAATCCTAAATTTTAAAAGTAAATTATACGATATAAGACAATAAATGTCAAGAAGTATTTTTAAGTTGGTGAAAGAAATAAGGGGCCGAAGCCCCTTGTCCCTTTATGCGTAGTCATCTACTGGGAAGTAAGTAATTGAGGATACCTCGTCCGCCGTTCCAAAATTGGTAGGAAGGGCCTGAAAGTTAGTCTCAAGAGATATTACATCTTCAATAGAGTGAGTAGGTACTTCAATGTGTGCAGTTGGGAAAATAATCTGCAGTGCAGGGTCAGTACTATTACCTACCGCGACTGCTCCACCTACGCTCATCGTTACCTTAAACTTGTTTACAGTTTTACTCATAGCTCCAGTACTTACTAGATCGTTAAAGAACTGACGAGAAGTACCGTTAGAGAGGTCTCCATCATCAAGAGTTAAGTAACATGTAGCAGCTCCTGTAGCACTTCTGTTTCCAGTAACATGCTCAAGCGGCTTGTTAATAGCTCCTAATTCTTCTGGTACCAGATAAGTAATGTTGTTTCCAAGTGTGAAACTTCCACCTGTAAGTACAAGATTATACTTACCATTAGCTACCGTTCCACCCGAAGTCCAAGAGGCTGTTAAGTTAAACCGCCCAGTAGCCCCGTTTGTAGTCGCGTTTGCAGCGGTATCATACAGTTTAAATGAGGTTGTATTTACTACACCTACAAACTTATGGGTTCCATTAAGCTCTACTGTACCAGATACACCATTGATGAATACTTGGTCTCCCGTTGCAAAGCCATGAGCAGTAGAAGTACTAATAACATCTGTACCAACGACCACACCGCTAATTGCAGCATTAGCCCCGGGGAAGATTGTTGAAATCTTATCGGTCCCCTCAGCAGCTTCAATACCTACAGAAGTCAATCGATTACGAATAAAGTTCTTAGTACTAGTTGTAGCTTCATCAATAGCTGGAACAGTGGTAACTACATTAGTCCCACCAGGAACAACACTAACTAGGCTAACTTGTCGTCCTAAGGCATTATCAGTATCAACAAATAGGTCACCTAGAGCTATGGCTGCTCCGTCTTTACGTCCGAGAACTCCAGTAGCATTTGAAGCGGGAGGAGTAGTACCTGTAATAACTTTTCCAGATATGTCCTGAACTTCTTTAGCCATACCTGACCATGAGATAGTAGCAATACCATCAACATCAAAGTCAACACTCGCTTCGTTAACAACTGCTTCTGGTAACCTATATACCAGAGGGTTTGAGGTGGCTGTGTCTATCATGAAGAAAATAGTGAAGGCAGTCATAGCAGATCGGTTAGACTCTCCTATACTGATTGTGGTCTTAGTAGCCGCAGGAGTAATAACATTCCCTGAAGTATGAGTACCAGCACTTGCTGCAGGGTTACTAGCTCGAGTAAAACCGGAGCCTGTAGTGTAAGTGTCTGCGCCAAACATAGATGCCCAGAATACCTCCTCTACCGCGTGTACCTCTGCTGCATCAGATGCTGCAACAGCACCTGTAGTAAGCCCGCCTCCTGAGTTAATTTTTGACTTGAAAGGACGAATATAAGTAGAACATGACCACTCTGCCGGAGCAAGAGAGTCAGTAAACACACGACGACCTCGTCGACTTATACCTACCGTGCTTTCCATCTCCGCAAGAGTTATCTCCGAAGTATTCGTTGTTTGAGAGAAGCTATAGCCGTCAAGAACTGGTATTTCCCAAAGCTTTCCAGCTCCCAGCTTAAGAGCTGCTTCTGTATTATCTGCCGGGTTTCGAAATTGCACAAACATTCTCGTGTCACGGCTAAAATATAATTGTTGTGCCATAGATTATCTCCTATGAACTTGAAAAGACTGGGTCGTGAACGTTTGTTCGTGCCCGCATTTTCTTAGTAACGAACCTCTATTAGTATTTCTCCTACTCCTAAAGGGTCTAACACACCTTCATCAGTATCAATACTGATGACTGTGATCTGTTGAGTGAACTGCTCTAGACCGTTTCTATCATGGTACTTTAAGCGGTTATTCTCTTCTATTACGGTCTCTACATCTTCTAATAACTCATCAAGAGCAGATACTGCATCCTCTTCATTTACATAACATCGTACTGTTATGTTTAAAAACCTGTCCTTGTAGCCTGCTGTTTGATACTCTCTAGTCTCACTACCCGCATTAAGGTGAATTGCAGGGAACTCTTCAACTTCATCCCAAAACTTTAGTCTTGGGCTGGTCTCAGCTACTGCCTGATGGTATAAACCCCTTCCATCAATTAAGGCAAACTGCTGTGATAATGCTTTAGTTATACCAGCTCTACGAGAAGTATATAATCTTTCCTTTCCCATCACATTCTCCTAGTATAAAATCTTCCTAGTGCCATATCTGCTGCTATCTCTCTTATAGACGCATCTATAAGTTTTCTAGGGTCTCTCTCAGGGGTACCTTTTTCAAATACACCATAAGGCTCTGTTTGGTAAGTGTACCCAAAACTAGGGTGGCCTTTAGGAGTGATCATTGCGTCCGTCAGTTTAACACTATTGGCGAATCTACCTGTTCTATTTTCTAGCGCGGGGCTGTTCATATTTTTTCGTACTGCATCAGGTAGTTGTTTATTAATAATAGTTACGTAACTATACAGGCTACGAGCTTGCTCATGTGTTGCCTTTTTACGGCCTGTTTTGTTTACTAATTTATCAATATAAACAGGTAGTAAACTAACTTTTTTCTTTTTAGCCCTACTTCTTTTAGATTTAGAATTTGAATCGTCTATTTTACTGACTTTTATATTAGTTCTAATACTAGGATTACCAGTTGCAAGTTTTACAAAAGGTTTTAATACTTTTTTTCGTATTTTTGTTAGCTTAGAATCAGACCCTTTTAAGTCAACCCAATACTTAGAATTTAGCTTACTTAATACTTTTGCTAAGTCTGCTTTCATCTTTTTAACCATAGGCTGCTCTATTTTGGCGCCTTTTGACTTATTCATCCTACTACTTTCTATAGATACATGAATCTCATCCATATCAGCATAGTTATCTTTCATAACTAAAATCTCTAAACCCTCAAATAGGTCAGGAAATCCCTTCAAGCTAGATAAAGTACCGAACTGGAAAAACGCACTTTGAGCAGCGGCTACTCGCTGCTCTGCGACCGATACGCCCTCCTCATGCCCTGTATTAAAAAATTGTTTCTGTGTTTCATCAAGCTGTTGTATCTTCCTACTTTTGCCTTTTTTATTGGGCTTATTTAAAACATCTATTTTGTTCATTATCTTTTCTATGATAGTTGCTTGATGTTTTCCTTTAAAATCCTTAATTAGAGTATAAACATTAGTACCTTGTTTTATAGGCGTTAAAACTACTGTAAACGATTTAGCATTACCTGCTTTTTTTATTTCACACTTAGTAGAAAAGAAAGGTTTTATGTCACTAAACATTGCCTTAACCATTTTAGGTACTTCTGTATCTATTATTTTAACAAAACTTTTTAACACCTTTCCATTTGAGTCTACTGCCTCTCTTTTTCGAAGCTCTGCCATAGACTCGGCTTTGACGCTTGCTTCTGAACATTTGAAATGATGTACTTTTATATCAGAGTTTATTCTACGAAACGTTTCTGACTCTTGCTCCATCATATTCGTTATAGTGGTCTTTAGCGCATCTAGGTCTTTTTGAGACATTAAAAGTTCTTATGCAAGTCTAAGACTCGCTTAATGTGATCTGGAAAGGAAACATTATCTCTCTGACTAGAGCTAGTTTGGTTCTGTATACTAGCACCGGCTATACTCTGCCTAGACTTGTGTTCGTCTTTTAAATAGTATGTAATTAAATCAAGTACTGCCAACTTAAGATCCGCAGGTACTGCACTATATCCGGCAGTATACACTACCTTAACTGTTTCTATACCAGTGGGCCAGTTTTTATAGCCTCCAGCAGTTGTTCTGTAAATACAGTCTGTTGCTTTATTAAGAGCGTATTCCTGTGCGCCTACAGTAAGAGTAGTAAGAGTGCCTCCATAAGAAGTTGCCTCTTGTACGCTTACTATTGTGTTTACAGGACTTTCTGTTAATTGTACTATGTGGGTCCCCCATTCAATATTAAACGTTTCCGTTTTATTGGTGGAGAAAAAATCTAAAAAACTATTACCACAATAAGTTTTCACTAATTGACTTACAGACGGGATTAAAACGTTCAGGCGTGCGTCTTCTTTAGGCTGAGTTATACCCTCTGCCGATTTATACTCCTGTAATGTTATTAAATCTGTCATATTCTATAGGCCCATTAGTAAAAACTTGGGGGAGAAAGTCTCCCCCTCATTTCTATATCTTCTAGCTATTACGTGTCAGTTCTGATCAACTTAACAACAGATACATCAGTAGTACCATTGTTAGGACGTAACTGGTTGAAGCCAAGAGACTGGCTAGCAACAATTACATTACGCTGCTTCATAACTTCGTAATCCTGCTCAACTGATACACCACGCAGACGTGGGATAACGTGGTTACGAACGTTAACTGCATAACCTACAGTTCCCGTGTTAGCGCCGTCACCTTCGAGCTGGTCAGACACGACTACAGGAGTACCGTAGATTGCGCCTACCATACCTGTAACCTTAGTGGCTATGTCAGAACCTACATCAGTGATGTCAGCGAATGCTACATCGGAGATGAGGTCGTAGTAACGAGCCTGAGATACAATATAAATCAGATCCTGAGGCATCATACCATACTTACCCATAAGCTTACGGGCTGCAAGGAACTCAGCTGCAGTAACTGCTGTGTCAACTGCTGATCCGCCTGCTGCGTCAAGTGCATCTACTTTAACAGTACCTGCGAGAGCTTCGAGACCTGCGAATCCTTCATTGTTACCGCCAGCGGCAGTAGCATTTAAGATAGCATTATCTACAGCGCGCGCATGTGCACGTGCAACACCTTCAACAAGCATTGGCATCAAGTTAACAAGGACTTCTTCGTCAATGTTGTTATCCATAAAAGTAGTCGAAACAAGTCGAGTAGCTTTCAGGATTACTTGGTTAGCATTGTACTGATTTGCAGTAACCTGTGGACGGTTGGTTAAGTTACCACCCTCTACAGTGTTTGATCCCCAAGTTGCGGGAAGCGCGTCAGTTTGAATTGGCAGTACTTGAGTCTGTGAATTAATAGTAATTTCACGGAAAGCCTGTGCCAGTTTCAACTCAAGCATAATTTCTTTCTCGATTTGAGAAGAAACTTCTTGAGCAATATTAGGAGCTACTCCAGCACCAGCATAGTTTACGCCAGCTTTTTCCATAACGTTCTTAGAATAGTCAGTATCCCAACCTTTGCCAGTCATAACACCAAGTAAATGTCCGTACATAAGTTCTTTACCGAACTTAGATAAGTCTTCACTTCCTGAACGATCAGAGAAAGTTCGCTTGCTGTTCTGCATAGCTGTAATTTCAGCTTGCTTCTCTTCAAGGTCTTTCTTGTACTTCTCGATAGTCTCCGTAGCGTCTACTTTATCAGTAGCCATCTCTTTACGAATATCTTCCATCAAACGCTCTGTACCTGATTCTACACCAGATACGATAGCAGTTTTAACTTCTTCTTCTTGTTGAGCCTTAGCTTCTGCATTTGCAGTTGCTTGGTCTTCAAGGTCCTTTTGTACAGCCACATCGGCTGCTTTTTGCTCG